CCAGTAACTGTAACAGCCTCATTGTATCTAACTCTAATTGATAGAGTAAATCCAGCAGACTTATCAGCAGTAGTTGTAATCCATTCAACGTCAGTTACGTCAGCAGCACCAATCTTAGTTGTAAGACCACCTATTGCAGCAAGTATTTCAGGTGCTGCACTGGTATTATCATTACCTGTCATAGTAGAACCACCCTCTACTACCCATCCTGTCGTATTAGCAAAAACTTCTTTCTTTTGAGCAGTCGTGAGCCACTTAGGTTTAGACTCATCTGCATCAGTAGCTCCCCATAAAGGCATGGTTTTGTCCCAATAATAGTATTAATCTAAATTTATTTATAAAAAAAGAGGGTTAAAACCCTCCTTTTTACCTTGCTTTGATTGCCTTTTCTACTTGTGCAAACAACTTATCATCTGCATCCGTCTTTGTCAACTTAACTGCCTTACCTATAATCTTGAGACAAATATCAATTAATTTTTCCCCAAGTTCAGCGTCTTCAGGAATTTTGTCAACTGCATCAGAAATGATTTTTGAGGCTAATGGAAGTAAAAATGAAAGCATGATCTTATATAATAGCTATATTATATATTCACCTTCCCATTATAGCGCCTGGGCCATCCCTGTCTAAAATACCTTGTATAACAGTTTGTAAAGCTTTCTTACTATTCTCCCGTCTCTTCTTTTTCTCTGCCTCAGTCTCTTTCTTACCACCAGAACTTGGAGTGACATCATCACCTCCATCCATTCCACCTCTTTCCATACGGCGATCTTTGATTCTATCGTAGTCCTCTTCGGACATGAATTGTTTAAATGATTTCATTAGCTTCCAGTCCTAAGTCCTTTTGCTTTTTGATCTGATGCAGTAGGATAATTCTTACCAGTATTACCTTTAACAGGTGAAACTATTGCACCAAGAACTTTCCCAACAGGATTTTTCTTTACAAATTTAGTTCCCCTATCAAGAACTTTTCCAACAGTCTGTTGGAGATCCTCTTTAGCCAAACCCTTCATTGGTTCTGGTTTAATAAGATCAACAACTTCAAATGCAGTATTTCCATCTGCATCTTCTATCTCAAGACCTTTTAATTCAGCACCAATACTCTCTGCAACTTTCTTAGGATCTAATTCCTCATACTTATTCTTATCGTCATCACTATCTGGGTTTATGCAGACGGGGTTTTTAACCCCTTTCTTCTTTTTTCCCTCTTTTATTTCAACCTCACCGATAATTTCCTTAAGATCGGTTCTCCAATTAGAACGTGCTTCAGTAGTAACACTTCTCTTTCTCTTCTCAGGTTTCTCCTTAGATGCTTTGGGTGCTTCTGCCTTTGGATTTTCATCTTTATGATCCCCCTTCTTCTTAGAACCACCACCTGCAGCTTGTGCCTTCTTCTCACCTCTTTCTTCTGGGGTTTGACCCTCATCGGTCATTTCGACAGACGCAATCTTGGGATCTGCACGTAATTGAGATATCTTTTCACGAGTCGCAAAGCGTATATATGAAGAACCAGTAGCCTTATCTTTAACACGAACCTTAAACTTAGTTCCAGACTTAGTATCTTTCGTAGTAATCTCTTGGAGTTGTTCACCCTCCAACTCATTAGAGTTTGCAAGTTTAACATGTGGTGCCAAATTGTATAAAGGTTTACCAGTTTTAACATTCTTCTTACCAGCTTTATATCCTTGATATGCTGGTGTATTTCCTTTTATATCAGCATTAGTAATAGTATATTCATCCAATTTATAAAGATTATCAAGTGCTTCAATTTCCTCTGAACTCATTCCTGACTTATAGCCTTTTACAACTTCTGCACCAACCTTTCCTACTGCCTGAGCAGTACTCTTAACTGCCTTTCTAACAGTCTTTCCAGCTGCAACCTTATACTTACCTAATGCAGTATCAGCCTTCTTTAAAAGATTCTCATCTATAAGTTCTTGATCACCAAAGAACTCATCCCATTCTGCGTCTTCTTTAAATCCTTGAAACTTATTCGCAAGAATTGCTTTCTTACGAGTAGGAATATCAAACAAGTGATTATTAGCTTCAACGAACCTTGCAAACTGCTTTACAGCCATCTGATATTTTTCAGCTTGCTCAGTAAAAGCATTGTCCTTTCTCACAAGAACCATCTCAACTTTTTGTTTTTTCTTCTTATCTTTAGGATTCAAAGAATTGCCTTTCTTATCATATCCCCACTTAGCATCCTCAGTAGTAGCTAAAGTTGAATAAGTATTTTCATTAATTGTCTTCCAAGCATCAATAAATGTTTGATGTTCAGATCTAACTTGTTTAGAATCCTTCATTTCTTCCCAGATTTTTTCAGACTTTGCCTAAGTTTATTTATAAGTGGGTATTGTCCTGGAGTTAGTTTCTCCAAGTTCTTTCTATAACCATCAGTACCAACGAGAGTATTTGGATGTATTGCATCTCTCATTGTTGATGACATATGTACCTCACTATATTCATTTAAGTCCTTAAGCCAAGACTTAAACATAATGTTATCTTCTGTAACCGCAATAACATAGTTGGCACCAGCACGAGTAATCTTTCCAATCAATCCATGATTAAGATTCTCTACCAAATCACCTATACGGAATATCTGTTTTGCAATGTAACTTTCTCTAAGTACATCAAATGCAAGTTTAGGTGCAAACTCCCATGTTTCAGACTTCACTTTCTTCATAGACTTCTGAACTGTATTAAACAATTTCTTTGCAGTCTTATCATCTAAAGTTTTTGTGATACCTGAACGGAAAGTATCGAAGTCATTATCTACGGCAGCCTTGCGTAACTTGGAGGCAGACATACCCTCCACACCTTTGGCAGAAGCATCCCGTTCGCCTGCCGAAACAATGTTAATTTTGTCAAAATTGTATAACTGTCCGTTGTATTTGTTTGCAAGGTTTTCAAACTCCTTGACCCTATCTGAACCAACCACAACATTGACAGTGGAATATCCTTTTCCATAAGCCGCCTTTAGTACATCAAAAATTGTTCTTGTGTTCTCATCATCCACAATAGCATTGGAATGTTTAGGGAACATCTTACGCATATAATCTACCTTCTCTTTAGGATCAAGAGGATTCTTTTTAGAGTCCTGTGATCTAGATGGATAGATTCTATACTGACCACCTTCACCAGCAGTCTTACTTATTGTATCTAATAGTTTTTCATGTCCAACAGTAGGTGGATTAAATCTTCCAAACCCTACAGTTAATGAGCTATCACCTTTATTCTTTTGTGGTTTTTCTGCTTCCTTTTTCTTTGGACGTAAATCTGCAGGTTCTAATTTTTGACCTGCATTGCGTCTACCAAAGAACTTTAATCGGCCTCCAACAGTCTTTGCAACTAACTTACCCTGTTTATCATACCAATCGCCATGACCATCCCCACTCAAACCCATATTTTTGGCTTGAGTTGATGCTTGCGTTTCAGCTTCAGAGATAAATTGTAAAAATGTCTTCATCCTTGATCCCAGTTCTTAGCAGCAGTAAAGTTAGCACGACTGAATTCCAGTCTATCAACCAGTTTCAAAGCATTTGTTGACTTAATAGCAACAAAACCTTCAGGGGCTGTAACTTGATATCCATTATCAGTACGTAAGAAAGTTCCAATTTGTTTAACTTTCTCAAGTTTTCTAATAATAAATGTCTTAGCTTCTATAATATTTTTATAGGAAGCAATAGTAAAATATACGGATTGTTTATTTTTATCAATAAAATTCAATCCATCATACCTTATATGATTGTATTTATCTTTTGACGATTGTGTCTTCTTTGATTGTGATTCCTTTAATAGTAAGTCATTATAATATTTTTTAAAATCATCAATCAATTTATTAGTATCAGGTAATGCTGTACCTTTACGTATATAAGTATTAAAAAATTGTTTGAATAACTTATTCATCTGAAACTTACTCTGCCCTGTTTGAGCAAGAACATTAAGAAATGCACTTGATTTTTTCAAAGAACCTTCAGTTCTATTAAGTAAACTTTTATATTGTTGTTTCTCAAAGTCATTCATATTAGCTACACTAGTAGCATCCTTAAAATCTGAACTAAAAACCATAACATTATCATGATTTTGTAAGGTAGATATATCTGCACCAAAAGATGCATTCATATCTGCAAGTGTTGGGCCACTATAGGTAGTATGAAAAACTATACCAAGTTGTGCCTTAGAAGCCTTTATACCAAGATCACTTTTACTTGGTATTGCATATACTATAGTATTTGGTTGAAAAGTAATACACCGTTCACCTCCAATATCAACAGATCTTTTATCATCAGTAAATAACAGATCTCCTTGAAGTACTCCAGTAATAGGTAATTGTGAAAGATACTTATAAGAATCTTTTAATTTCTGAGTTAATTGGCCTTGATTCGGATATATCTTATCAGCATCAGCTTCACTATAAATTACTTTTGGTGCAGTCTTAGCAAAGACAGATTTTGTACCAACAAAAAACTTACCATTAGAAGGATCTTTACCACAAATTATTGCAGGAGCTCCATCCCATTTAGTAGTAACTCTTATTGCCGATCCAGGTTGATCTAACATGTCACCAAGTTCTGTAAGAAACTTTATGGCATTAAAACCACCCTCCATTCCTTGATTAAGAATATCATCTTCAATATGTTCTAGGTGAGTATTCTTAGCCATATCTATCTAGCCGATGGAGCAGCTGGATTCTTCTTATACACATCATCAAGATTAATACCTGCATTAGAAGCTGCTAAAGGATATGGACAAATCATAGGGCGAACCTTTGGTATCTCTCCCTCACTCGCAGGAACTTTTCTAGATCCATCATACCTACCATAAATGCAAGCTCTATAACCAGTCTTTCCTGTAGCAAAAGGAACTAAATTAGGAGAAGCTACCATATGACCACTAAACGTTAATTGCCACGTAATATCACCTTCACTAGTTGTAATAGGTGTCCATACAAAATCTCCCTGGCCAAGAAGATGAACATTATCTGGCCCATATGGTTTACCTGGCCCAAACTCTGGGCCATATACAGCCATAGCAATTAATTGTGGATC